AGTTATATCTGCTGCTAAAGCTGTATCAGCATTTGCCCTAGTTGTTTGTTCAGTGCTTATTGCTGATGTATTACTATTAACTGTAGATGTTAAATTAGTTATAGCTGTAGCATTAGCTGAAGTATCAGTTGTAAGTGTTACTATATCACCTTGAGCTGTAGCTATATTTGTTGTGTTAGTAGATACAGTAGAACTTAATGAATTATATAAAGTTACTAATGAAGCATCTCTAGCTTTTTCCCAACCGCTATTAGTCGCGTTTCTAACATAGATTTGATTATCATCATCTGTATCACACCAAATATCTTGCTCTTGTAATGTAGAACCATCAGCCCTTGTTGTTGGAGCTGTTGTTGATTTTATTAATTGAGTTGAATTAGTACCACCAGCATTGATTGCAGATTGAACATCAGCACCTATTTTATCTAATGTTACTGAACCATCTTGTAAATCATCTTCACCTGTAGGAGCATCACCAATAGTAAAAGTTAAAGTAGCTGGAGATGATTCTGAACCCAAAGTATTTAATGAGCTAACACTTGCAACATAGTTAACATTAACTGGTAAAAAGTTTAAATCACAATTTTCTACATCAACAATAGTGTTTTTAACTTGATTGCTAGAACTATCTACAACATTAACTCTATATTGATAATCAGGAAAATCTGTTGGCTCATTCCAAGATAAGAATGGTCTACCTGTAGAACTAGAATCAGTATCAGTAAATGATAATCCTGTTGGAGCTTTAACTGCATAAGCAGAAGGTAGGTTAGCTAACTCCTCTACTGGTTCTTGAGGTGGTACTTCCCATGTATAAACATCAAAGTATTCTATTAAGCTAACTGCAACTAATCCATTTGGTTGCAATTCTAATGCTTCTACTCTACAAATCTTACCTGAGAATCCTAAACCTGCATAAGTTAAATCTACTATGTCTCCTACATTAAGTTTATACATCTCAGGAGTTCCTAAGAACTGCATGGTGGTCTGATTTCTACTTCTAGTTAAGATTGCCTTACCCATGTTATAAGCTATGTAAGGGTCGCTTATATAAGGGAACTCAGCTTTAATTTCTAATATTTCATCACCATCATCTGAATAATATTCAGGACTTGCATCATGTAAAACTGTAGCTGTATCTAATTCATATTTTTTATTAGCATTAAAGAACTCAACAATAACTTTATTTGCTTTTTTATCTTTATTACCATAATCAACTGATATACCAGCATCAGCAATAATATGATTGTCATTGATACTAAATGTAGAAGAACCCGTATCTTCTATTGATAATTCATACTGACCATTAATATAAAGAAAGATACCTCTCATATTAGCAAGAAGCTCTTTTGCATTTTCCATTACATTTTTATTTGTATCTAAATAACCATTACAGTGAAATCTTTTAACTTTTAATAATGAAGAGCCAGTTTGCGAAGAATAGGTGCTACTAAAAGTATTATTTATAAATACAATGTATTCTTCATTTGAATCAAAGAATTCACTTCTTTGCACATCAATAATTTCATCACCATCTATAACACCATTACCATTAGCATCAAATAAATCTAAAAGCTCACCTATTTTGTTTTGCCACCAATCCTCATTGGCATTTGCTCCTGCAATAGTAAAGAAGTTATCACCACTATTTGCACTCCAAGTAAGTGATTGTGCTGAACCATTAAAATAAGGCTGGTCAACCTCTGTATCACAAACATTAGCAGCAGAGCTAAATGTAGTCATATTAATTTGTGATGCTGTTAAACCTTTTCCATATTCATTGTTAGTAATGTAATCTAAGAAACATAAAGCTGGATTATCAGAAAATTCATAAGTGGATGGAGTTCCGAATGTTTGACCTGAATCTCTTGGATCAAATACTTTTTTACCTCTTACTTGAACTGTTAGTTGTGGCACTCCTGACCAAATACCTTCTTTATCATAGCCATAATGAGCAGCTATATAACAAATACCATCTAATCTATGTGCAGAAGTCCAATTAGGCATAGATGCAACAAGCATTGGGTCTGCTGTTTGTGATGCAGCTCCATGATGTAGGTTCATAACATATCTATATTTAGATGTAGGACTTGTTCCAAATTGACCAGCACCAGCATCAATACCAGTACCATTTTGTGAAACTGTATTTAATGAGCCTGCTCCTGAAGATATTTTATCTGAACCTATATAACCACCATCTCTAAATCTTGCTGAATCAGTTAAAGGATTACCATCAAGCTCAATAGTCCTACCTAATATTTCATCACATTCACCAACTGATAAAGCATAGACAACATATAAATCTCTTGAATCATTCCCTGATACATCCATATAGATAATCTGAGCACCAACCCTTCTAGTTCCATAGATAACAGGTATCTTTCCACCAGCAGATGTTTTGTTGGCTAATATGTCTTGACCTTTTGCAAGCATTTGTTTTGCTTGCAAAAAACCCTTAACACCTACTACCAAGGTTGCTGCTTGCAATGTAAAACTAACAGGATTATTTATAGCATAACTAACTACAGCTTTACCTACATCTAAAAAAAACTTTCCTACTGCACTCCAAAATGACATTACCTACCCCACCTTACATCTGTTTTAACCTGAGTCGCAAACTCCATACCTTTATCACCTGTACTAAATGATTGTTGAGATTCGTCTGAATAATGCCTGCCTTTAGTTAAATTCCAATTTGCCCAATGAGATGCAACTATCATAGATAAAACAGTTCCATTTATACTTTCATCAATAGATACAGACCTTACAATACCAGTAAAATAATTTATAGCACCAACAATAGTTTCATCTACATTAAAATAAGCTAAATAAATATCTACTTTTTTATCAGTAAAAGAACCATCTTGTACTAAACTTCTTACTTGGTCTGTAATATTTGAAAAACCAATAGTAATTTCATTAACTTCTAATTGCCCTGTTTCGGTTATTGAGTCGACTGATAAAAAAGAACCACCAGCTTCATAGCTATTAGAATCATAAGTAACATTAGAATACCAATCGGTTAGTCTGATAGTAGATGATAAATTAAGCTCAACTAAAAAAGCTGTCTTAGTTGCTGTTGATGATACTTGAGTTTGTAGATCAGTAGATAGATTTCGAGGCATTAGGTTATAACCTCTCTAACATCAAATGAAATACTATAAAAACCACTAGCATCTGTTGAATACATAATCTCATTATTTTCAAGATAAACAGTGAAACTAGGTTTATTTACAGTAACAGCTTCATTATCTGCTAGAGATGCTACTAGGTTAGGTGATATTTGTAAGGTTAATGAGCCATCTGATTCAGCATCAATATTATTTTGCACCATATAAACTTTACTATGATTAGCAAACTTGATTAAATCACCAGCCTTTAAAGCACCTGTTTGATTAGCTGTAAAGCCATCTAAGACTATAGAAGCATCTCCTGATACATGTGCTCCAACTACTTGTATATCTGTTTCTGACTTGCCTGCACCTAAGTTATCTAGTGGTGCAACTATAGTAAAGTCCTCAAAAGAACCTTTTTGTTTTTGTAAAAATGCAAATACTTCTTGAGCCTTTTCTTGTTGTAAAGGTGGCATTGCAACTGTAAAAGAAAAATACTGAGCACCTATTTGTCTGACTTGTTTTTTACCTGATAAAGTCTGATTCAATAAAGTAGGTCTATTATCTTTAAAATTTAAACTTCTAAAATTGGGAGATGTTGGAAATTGTCCTGACATTATACTATACCCATTTTGCCTTGATTATTCATGGCATTGTTTATAATTGATGTTATCAATCCTTTTCTTGATGCTAGTAACTGGTCAAATCCAGCAGCATCTACTGTTGATATATTAAAGTTGACTGTAGCTCCCATACCTTGTCCTTTTGTATGATCGATAACAGTTTCATTAGGATGTAATATAGCAGGAAATCCACCTCTACCATCTATACCACCTGCTCTAACGCCCATACCTGTAAAACCACCACCTTCGTTGCTAGATTGGAATAAAGTATCGCCATCAGTTAATTTGTTGTACTCCATGTTGCTTTTAATATCTGTAAAACTTTTACCTATAGAGCCAAACATTCTATCTATTATTAATTTTTGAACTGCTATTCTAATTAACTCTCTTACTATAGATGTAGCATAATCTTTAAATGATGCTTTACCTTTTTCTAAGAAATCCATTGTTAATTGAGTAACACCATCATAAGATTTTTTAAATACACCCTGCATTTCTTCTTGCATTGTTTTAATATTAGTAAAGAAATCTTTATAACCTTTTTCAGCATCCATTAAAAACTGTTCTAATGCTGTTAATTGTGTAAATCCAGTACCTTTTTGCCCCTCTTGATCTTCAGGCTTACCAAATATGAAATCCATAATGCTAGGCACTTCATAATCTGTATCTCCTACAACTCTATCTCTAATTCTTTTTCTAGCTTCTGCAATTTTTTCTACAGATTCATCAATATCTCCACCTATAGCATCAACATCTATAAGTTTAATTTTATCAATACCAAGCCTTTCAGCTACATTTGGCATTTTATCTATAGCACTATTAAATAATCCTAACATTAAATTAAGACCTTTTGCTAAAGATTTTATTACAGCAAAACCAGTTAATTCTTTTATGCCTTGTTTAAGGGTTTCAAAAGCAATTAAACCTTTATCAATAAAATTAGGAATTGTTACATCAAATACTTCTCTAAAATCATTATATATTTCTTGTCTAAACACATAAGCTGCCATTATTAACGTAGTAAATGCTGTTAATAATAAACCAAAAGGATTTGCTATTATTGCTTTACTCATAGCTTTTATCGCCAAAGTAACTCCACCTATAGCTGGTATTAATAAAGCATCTAAGTTTTGTGCAACAAAATTAATTCCACTAGCTAGTTTTGAAAATCCTTGAGTAGATTCCTGTATATCACCAATCATAAATTGGAAATTATTTCTCAGAGCAACACCTGCTTGTCCCAATGTCATAGGCATGTCTTTAATCAACTCATTAGTTTCATCAATCCCTGCAATAAGAATTGGCATTACAGTTTCTGCTGTTAGCTTGCCAGCATGACCAAACTCTCTAAGCTCACCAACTGTCATGTTAAGACCATCGGCTAACATCTTAGTAAGAATTGTGTTGTTTTCCATTACTGATCTAAGCTCATCACCTCTTAAAGCACCTGAAGCTAAACCCTGTGCTAACTGTCTAGCAGAGTTATTTGCCTCTTGAGCATGAGAACCAGCAATAATAAAAGTATTTGCTACCATTTGTGTAGCATCAGCAACATCCTTTTGAGTTGCTCCTAAATGCTCTGTAGCCAAAGAAAGTCTTGTAAAAAGCATAGCAACAGCATCAAAGTCAGACCTTGAATCTAATGCTATTCTTTTCATGTGATTCATAGCAGCAGCAGTTTCTTCAGCACTACCAGTAAATGCATCCATTCTATTTTTTACGCCAATCATGACGTTAGCAGCTTCAACTAATTCTCTTACAGAAAAAGCAGCAGCTAATGTTTGTCCTAGTTGACTTACAACATTATTTACACCACCAATATCTTTTTTGAATCTATTTAAAGCAGCAGCAGACTTATTATTAGCTAATAATTCAATTCTAAATGCTTGTTTACCTAGAGCTGCCATTCTTTTCTTCCTTTATTTCAAGATAAGCTAACCATCCTTGAAACTCCTCAACTGTCATTTCTTCAATTTCAGCTAAAGTTTTGTTTAGTTTTTCAGCTAGTGCATATTTTATGTATAGCTGCTTATCTTGTATTACTTTTTTTTAACTTCTTCCTGCGAAACATTATTCATCATTTCGCTAGAAACTCTAATTAATACATCTCTATCAACCCTCTCCAATAAGGTTTTCTTATCAGCGATAGTAAATAACTTTTCTCCAGCTTCATCTAATGCTTTATAAATTAAAACATAAGCTAAAAGCTGTACGTCATCATCTTTAGCCAGTTTCATAAATTTAGAAGTCTCTGAAAGGGTTATTGGTTTGCAATAAATCTTTAAAGGACTATCTTCATCCTCACCCCATTCAGGGACTTCTATAATTCTAGTTTCTAGGCTATCAAAATGCTTCTTTGCGTTATCTATAACTGACATTTTCTTATACTGTAGTTTGTGTTAATGCACCAGTTCCTTGAACTGAAACACTAGCTTCAACTAGACCATCAAATGATCCGCTTCTTGTTACTCCAGTAACAATTGCTGTACCAGTATAATAAGTATCACCTGATGTATCTCCTTCAGGATATAGATTGAGTGTTACCTCTGATCCAATGCTTAAAGCACCCTGACCACTAGTATCAGTCTCATCCCAAAATACATCTAAACTTCCTGAGAAAGAAGTCAGTGATGATTTATATGTTCTAGCAGAATCACCCATTGAAGTATCTTCTAAAGTATCAGCAGCTTCCTCAATTGAATATGATCTAACTTCAGATACTGAATCTGTACCAACTTTAACGATACCTTCGCTTCCTTTATGTGTCGCCATTTTCTACCTCGTCTTTCGACTTTTTCTTAGAAGAAGATTTAATTTTATCTTGCGAATGGACTGCTTCCTCTTTCCAACCCATATTCTTTAATGACTCAACCTTAGAAGGATGAGCTATTATTGAATTCTTGCCATTTGGACTAATCATTTTCATAATTTGCCTCCTGTTAAACCGCTACATCAGGATTGGTTTCCTGCACATAGTAGTTAGTTAAAAATGTGAGAGATACATAACCCAGTGGTTTTTCTCCCTCTCCGTTAAACTCTATTTCAGTTGATTCTAAATAACAGTCTTTAGCTAATCCATCTAAAGTTCTATCTGCTGCTATTGCTTCTTCAACTTCTTTGCTTATTGTATCAATAGTATCATCAAAGTCACTAGTAGCTTTTGCATATCCTTCTACCACTACTGACAATTCTCTACTCATAACTCTATCAGTACCTATCACTATAGGCTCAGATGTTTCTGACTTAGTGTAGATAACTAATGCTGGTACTGTTTCTA